GAAACAGAAAGATTTACATCATTCATTAATCTTTGGACACCATTTCTTGCAGCGTATAAAACTACTGCTTCTTCTGCTTCATCTGGGAAGTTATCTATACTGCTTGCACTATATAAAACAGTAATATCTGTTTTTATAGCAATCAACCTGCTATGGTTACTGCTAACCACTGTAGGGTATATATTTAAAAGCTCATCAAAAATAATATATGCTGGGTCGCTAGTAGTTGCTGCTTCCATATAGCTCGAATCTCCAACCTTTCCCATCATTGACGGTGGTAAAGGTCTACAAGGCATAGCTGCACCACTATTATTTTCATCTCTTCTTAGCACACTTATTATTATTCTACCTTCTACGTCTTGAGTGTTTGTAAAATTAGTATTGCTTGCTACTCTAGCTAACTTATCAATAGGTAATATATTTAATACAGTACGTGCACCAGCTGACAACCAACTAGTTAAAGCTGTTGTATCTGATACGCTTCCAGTTAAATCTTCTATTTGTGTTTGAAATGTTGCCATTATCTACCTTGACCTCTATATGGTTTTACATAATTTTTTGTACTCATCTTATTTCCCATCTTTGTATTCTTACTCATACCTTGTCTAGTTTTTTTCTTTCCATTACTTCTTCTTATATCACTAGTTAAAACTCTCATTAATTTACTTCCATTTAATGTGCGAGTTTATCTTTTTATCTCTTGCAATATCATTTTTTTTCTTAGTCTCTTTAATATGTTGATTCATATCTTTTGTACCAAAATCTATTTGGTCTTTTCTAATAGCTGTTGCATACCCACCTTCTCTGATAAAAGTATTAGTGGACCACTTTGTTTTATTCGCCTTATTACCACAAGAAGAGCAGTTAAATAACCCTCCTGGATTAGGTTCATTACAATGCTGGCACTTAGCCATTAGTTTTTAACAATTATAATATATGCAATTCTACTTCTATCAAGCATTACTGCTTTGGTATCTACAAGCTTTGCATCATTAATAGTTTCTAAGTAGTCATTAATTTCTGCAGCTAAAGACCCTGCTACAGAATCTGCATTTCCACTTATATCATTAATAATAACTTTTGTAGTTGTACTAAAATTTGCCATTGTACTCTCCTATTTAATTAAATTTTATTATGGGTGTTTGGGGTTATACCTTTTTACGAATAACCCCACAGTACCCAAACTGCTAATCCTTACGGATTGTTTTATGCTATAGTGTCTGTGTTAGCAGAGAAATCAGAATCGGTAAGACTCTTAACATATGCTTGTACTATCCACTGTGTACCGTCAGAGATTAATTCAACTCTATCTCCTGGGGTAGACGCAGCAGTAAACACAAAGTGGTCATCACCAGTAACTGCGAAGTTACCAGCACCACCACCTACTTCGTGTGCTTGTCCAATGTTATCACCTTGACCAAGAACTACATTAACAATTTGACCCATAGAGCCATCTGTTGCTGCAATTCCTTCTGTCACTACTATTTCACAATTCCATCCTATTAAAGAAACAGCTGGAAGTGTAAGAGCTGTTGTAGCTGCAGGGTTAACTACGAATAGTTTTCCTGAATCTTCTGCATCTAGAACTTTATCTGCTGTAACTGCTTCAACAACTTTTTTACTATATTGTTTACCGTAGTCACCACTATTACTATTTAATACGCTTGTTTTCATCTCAATCTCCCTTATACGTTTTCTAGGTTAATTAGATAATGTGACTCTGGTAAGCATACTTCTAGTCCAGCTTCAGTAAGAATCATGTCTTTTCTCAAGTCTTCATCTGCACCTTGTACATTTGTCATAACTTGGGTATCACGATTGATTCCGTTACCTACTAATGGTCTATAGTATACTTTACTCATGTCAGCCATCGCCATCATACCTGATGAATGTCCTCTAAATAATGGTTCTTTAACCATATACACTGTACCGTGTATTGTGTCAAGTTGCATTAATTTGTGACCAAACTGACCACTTAGTTCATCCATGTTAATACGATATTGAGTACCGTTTGTTGAGTTTTCTGAAAAACTCACAGCACCCATCTTATTGAAATAAGACATCACTGGTAAAGAAGCCAACGCTAGTCGTTCGTTAGAACCACCACGAGCTGGGTCAAATACCACTTCAAAGTCGCTTAATAGTCTATCATAAGTAAGTTCAGACTCTTGCATAGTTCTAAAGTATGCTTTGCCTGAAGTATAGGATAACGCTGTGTTATCGGATACTACTGTACTGTTTTTAATGATGTGACCAATAAGACCTTCTGAATATTGAACGCCGTCTACTCTTGCTTTTTGATTAAAAAGCATAGCTCTTTCAATGTCTATCTTATGTTCTCTTAGTTTTTGAGCTAAGACTCTATCAAACTCATTGCTTACTCCACGTAATTGTGTAGCGTGAGCAGTGTTTGAGATTTCAGCAGCTGTCTTAAAGATTTGAGTATATCCAAATCCATCGTCTAAGCTGTCTGAGAATACATCAGGTGAACCAGAACCTTCAGCGAAAGCTGAACCGATTACCTGACATCTCTGTGTGTCAAGAACTTTATCCATATTGGAAGCTGTACTTGAAACAGATATTACTTTACCTAAGAATGTAGTATCAGCAGCATTTTGAGTTGGTGCAGATTCTACTCTTATAATTACGTTTCCGTAACCTGCAGCACCTGTTGCATCTCCTAATGTTCTGATTGCTATTACCATTCCTTTTACTAACCAGTCTACGTTTCCTGCAGAGTCTGATGACCCTTCAGCTGCTTCAACAGTAAATGAATAGTCAGTGCCAGCTGTTAGCTGTGCAGATGACGCAACATTACCGTCAATAAAAAACTCTCTACTTGTGTAATTAATTTTTGTTCTGTCTTCTAAGTAACGGAACAAAGAATCATCAGTAGGAAGTTTAGCAGTTTTGCTCAGATAGACGAAAAACGGACTTTCTTCAGGTGCTAATTCAGCAATCCTGTCAGAAAAGTTATATAATCGTCTTTGGTCTGGAGCAACGCCGTAATCAGCAGCACTTGTAGCTACTGTTAGGTTAGTAGATTTTAATTGTCCACTTGTTATTGCCATTTTTTAATCCTCCCAGATTATTTTTTAATGAGACCTTTACCACCTATGGAAATAGGATTACCAGCTTTTAAAATATTACTCCACATATTATCATTATCTGATAACTGAGGTGGTTCTCCACCTTGAACTAAACCAGCAGACTTTGGTCTTTGCTGAGTTTTTTTCACGCTTTCAATATTTTGATTCGCTCTAGGTATGCCATTTTTATTTGCATTCCATACGCTAAAAAGTGTCTCTAAAGGAAGTTGTTCTTTGGGTTTTGTTACAAACTCTACAAACTCGTTTGCGTCGTCATTAGATAGCTTATATTCAGTTTGAGCTTTAAGTTTTAAATTGTCAACAGAACGCTGGGCTTCTAATCTTCCCATATAGTTCTGCATTTGACTACTTACAGCTTTCTCAATTTCTTGCTCTCTAAGTTGATACGACTTACTGTTTGGATTAGTATGTGCATCCCAAGGATTAAATTCCTCTTCATTTATCTTTATATTTTCTTTGTCCTGTCCTTTACCCCCTGATAAGTGGTTTCTAACAACGTCAACCAATTCAGGATTTTCCTGAAATAGCTGTGCTACTGGTTTAACCTTGTCTAACTCAGCCTGAGCTTTATCGTACATAGACTGGAATTTACGTGCATCATCTTCTTGTGGCACGTCAGAACTCAAATCCATTTCTTGATTATCAGACTCACTTATATCATTATTTTCAGAAGTTTCAGAACCTTCTAAAGCTTGTTCATTCATGTATTCGTCACTCATGTTACTCTCCTTTTGATGTGCTGTTTATAATTCACCAATATCTTCTGACATTAATGAATTTATTCCAGCCTGCACCTGTTGTTCTTGTTGACGTTTTGTTCGCTCTGTATTTACTTTTTGTTGAGCCTGTGCCCCAGTAACCACTTTATTAAGTTCAGATTTAAACTTCTGTACCTCAACACGTTTTCTGTCAGACATAGACTCTCTTTGGGCAGTTTGTAAATCACCAGAAAGAATTTTGTTTTGTTCTTGTAATTGACCAACCATCTGTTGCAATTTCTGCACTTCTCCAGTACGCTGTAATACACCTTCTTTGTCAAAGATTTCTGTTTTCTTTAACGCTTCTACTTTGTCAATTAACCCTAACTGATATGCTTCTAAGTACATTTGATACTCTGCATGTTTGTTAGAAGGCATTGTAGAGCCTGAAACAATACGTATATCAAATTGACCTGAAGTAATATCATTTTCAATTTTTAGTAATTCTTTTGTTTTATCATCATATAATCTATTATTAATAGCAAACTCTGTAATATCATTGTTAGGTTGTACTATTCTAAATTTCTTTTCAAAGTCATAATGACTTTTAGCTAATTGGTACACAACCTTTCCTAGTTGTTGTAAAGACATTTCAATATCTCTTAGCTTGCTTGCCCCTCTTCCTTCTCCCATTTGTGCTAATAGCATTGTACCTCTAACACTACTGTGAGCTCCTTCTTTAAATCCTTGTAATAACTCAGGAACACCAAAGTTTAAATCAATATATCTTTCTACTTGATTAATCAATGCATAAAACTGACTTGTTAATGGCTGTGGAGATGGAAAATGAGGCTCTCCATAACTTGGGTCATATTCAATTACAGCATTAGGGTTAGCCCAATCTTTTTCTAATTGGCTTATACTCTCTACACTACCTTGTGGTACAAGAAGTTTTAGTCCTGCTGATGTTTGAGCATGTGATAATGCAAGAGAGAATAGCTTGTTTAGCAATCTTTGCATATCTTTTACTTTGTTAACATCTGATTTAGGATAAGGAGTATTGGTCCATATATTAGGAATAGGTATAATAGGGTATATATCTGTGTCTAGTACAGTTTCATATAAAAGAACTTGTCCTAATGATGCTGTAACTTTAATTCTTGTTTGTGGTATTTCTACAAAATCGTATGTCTTATTATCAAACTTTGCTTCATTCTCAGCCATAAATATTTCAAATGCATCTGCACTCATAATAGTGTCTGAATTATTTTGTTGGTCTGCTACTCTATAAAATGGAACTCTTATTTTAGTAAATCGTTCAATAATACGATAACGAGATGATATTGAATTTGCATAATCTTTATCCTGTACTTCTGCAGGAGTAAAAATTTGTTGTGAATTTTTTTGTTGAGAATTAGGATAGTCTTCATTGTGGTCAGAACTATATGTTTCAATATTTGGTAAATGCTCTTCTACATCTGGATATAAACTTAATAACTGCTCTTTGGTTAATATAGTAGAAAGTAAAATGTTTGCAGCATCTTTAAAATACCTGTCTCTAGAAGCAGGGTCTACGTACACTCTGAATGGATTGACATGCGTAAACATGACTTCTCCTCTACCATAATCTGCTTCTGGTTCTATGTATGCATAGAAATAACCAATCCCAGCAGTTGCATAGTCGTGCACAGCCTGCTTAAAATGATGCTGCCCATCTGATATGTCATATATATATTCTAACAATGTTTTCCAGACGTTGCCCATTTTTGTATCTGAGTCTTCTCTTGCAGTAACGCCAAATTTAACAGGTCTAGATGTCATTAAAGATTTAAGCTTATCTATTGCTGCGTAAATTCTATCTATTGTAAAGTCGGCTTGACCGATAGATTGTAATATTTCAGACTCTTCTTGTGAGTAGTGATTACCTAAAGTAAAATCTATTCCATCTCTTGCTTCAACATCCCAATCTTTACGTGCATCAGCATAATGTTCAAATATCTCTCTATTATCTTTTGCTTTTTGGTCTTCTTTGATTTGAGCCATACTTGTTACCTTGCTTTGTTATTTTTTTTGTTTGCAGCTTTTGCTTTCATATCATGCTCTGACTGCATTTTTGGAATATTAGTTTCATTCTTTGTGTTATATCTGTCAATAGCAAAATTTTGATATTCAGAAGTAAATCTTTTTCTTATTGAATCTGCTTTTTTATAAGCTTTTGTTAGTAATCCTATAGTATCTATTTGTGCCACTATGCTTCCTCTTTTAAATATGGTTTTAAAAACTCTTTGTAAAATTCTTTATTACGCCCTAAAGGTTTTCTATTTCCTTCTGGGTCTCTATATACTCTTTCATAGTGCTTAAACCCTTCTCTTGTTGGGTCATCTTCTATTGCACCTTTAACATCATTGTGCATTAAACACTTAGATGTTGTTGGAAACCCTTTTAGATTTCCTATGTTAAAACAATAATCAGCTAAAGCGTGCTTTAGTCTTTCATCTACGTTTTTCCACTTTACACCTTTTGCAACGCAATAGTTTTTTGCGTGCATCAAAGAAATAATTGCTTCATTCTCTAATGTTTGCTCTACTTCTAAAATAGACATTCCAGCTTTTTCAAGAGCATTTTGCTCTGAAAGTGTCCTTATTTTATATCCATACCCAATAGTTTTAAAACCACCTTCTGGAGAATCATAAGGATAAAATATTTCCCCTACTTTATTCTTAAACCCTTCAACCCTTTTTAAGTAGCCAAGGTATTCTTCTAGTGTATAGTCAGATACCATATCCCTAAAGAATTTACTTCCACTTAATACACGAAATCTCATATTTTTAATCCTGTCATCCAATTTATTTTTGTTCGTGTTTTTACTGTAAAGTCATCTGGTCTTTCATACTCGTCATTTGTCATAGCACCACTTCTTGGTGGCTTTGCAAAAAAGTCAGCATAGTACAATCCATCTAACAAGTCATCATGCCTTCCTTTTGGAAACTCAAAAATTTCATCTAAAAGCTCATTATGTTCTTTTCTTATATATAGTTTCTTTGAATTAACAATACTCCCTAAAGACATTTCCAGTCTATCTTCTTTTTTAATACCGTGTGGAGGTCTTACTCCTTTATTAATACCAGGAAGCAATCTTTTTTCTTTCCTTGCCATGCGTTCTACCATATCACGAACCATTTCTTGTGCCCCAACTGTTTCAACAGAGCATCTTCTAATTGGTGAATACTTCTTTGCCATTTTTAGAATTTGTTCTGGCATATCAAATGCTGGTATCTTCCCATGGTAGTAATCAATAACATATCTATTTTTCTTTGAATCTATACCCATAACCATAATTACTTGATAATCAGAGGTTGCTGTAGCTGTATGTGCTAAGTCAACACCCATATATGTATAAATAGGAATCATTTCTTGGTCATTTTTTAGATAAGAAAAATTACCATCGCTATAAAAATCATAGTTATGATACCTGATATTATCTAATTGGAATGTAGCAGATGCACTATCCCTAGCATCGTTTAGATATTCTTGAGCAAACTTGTCTACCTTTCCAGCTTCAATATATTCTTGTCGTTTTTTCTTAAGCTTAGATACTGGGAACTGTTCTTCCCATGTTGCTTTTCCGTCTTCTAAGGCTCTAATGAATGTTACATCCCAAGGATATTGTTTTTTTAATTTTTCAGACTCTCTCCATCCATCTACAATGTTTTGTAAGAAAGAATCGTAATGCACAATAGTACCTGATAACCATATCCACCCCTCTTTTCCTGGACTTTCTTCTAATGAAGGATATACGGTAGATACAATCCATTGTTTGATTTCGTCTCTTCTTGTGGCTGTCTTGGTGTTAAGCTCTGATTCAAAGTCATCAAGGATAATACCAGTGTATCGTGTATCAACCTCTGCACGACCCCTTAAACGCTGTGAAGTACCTTTTGCTATGATACGATGCCCTTTTGTAGTAATAAGGTCTTTTTCGGTCCATCTCTTGCCTTCATCGCCACCACATAGATTTCCAAAGTAATATCGTATTGCTTCGTTTTCTTCTAAGTGAGAGCGAATATACTTGACGTGGTCAATAGACTGACCTTGCTCTTCAGCTACCCAAGCCATAAACATTGACTGGTCTTTTGGGGTATAGCATAACTTATGCATAATAGCTGCTTTCATTAATACTGATTTTCCAAAACCTCTGGGAAGCACATTACAAGTACGTGCCCCAGGTTTTGTACTAATTAATTTTTTACCAAGGTCATAGTGAAATTCAGGTGAAGCTGATTTATGTAAAAAATCATTTGGTAAAAATAACTTACCAAACAGTATTAAGTCTTTGGATGCTTTATGAAGCAGCACCTCTTTTTCAGATATACTAAGCTTTTCCATTGTTTTCAATAAACTCCCTACTAAAGCCGATTAAATCCATATCGTTATCATACATACAAAGACATGGGCAATCAACAGTGATATACTTTTCCATAGGTATTCCCATCATAGTATTCATTAGAAAGTCGGTATACTGGACAGGAGACCTCTCAACCTTCACTTTCCTCTCGCACATCTGACAATCTAGGTATTTCTCTTTCTTGGCTTGCAATTTCTTTGACATTGTTTCCCTCTAATAGTTCCAACTGTTTAGGACTAAATCCTTTGAACAGCTGTATTGATTCTGTTTTTTGTTCTTTCTTTCCTAGTAATCCAGATATTTCCATCAACATCTTAAGCGAAGATATTTTATCGCTATCTCTTGCCTCTAGGTTATCCACGATTTCTTTTGTCTTTAATAGTAGATACTTAGGAGTAATCTCTGTTTCATCTAATATTTTTTCTATTTCTTTATCAATCAAGGTTTTTATCCTTTCTGTTTTTAATAACATACTACTTTGTTCTTTGATATAATTATCAGACTTAGACATAGGGTAAGCTCGTTTAAACGCCTCCGTTATTCCTTCGCCTTTTGCTATATATCTTGCAAACAAAAATTCTTGCTTAGAGGGATTAACTCTTTCTTTAAATACAGTACTACTGTTTTTCCCACTAAATGCATATATACTTTCTTTTAACTCTCCTTCCATTTTAACGGAAGGAGCACAGTTAAACATACCAATCGCTGTGCGTACATATCGTTGACTGTTGATAGTTCCACGTTCTAACACCTCACAAACCTGCCCATCATCTGTTAAGGTCCATGAACTTACTGGAGCGTTTCGCCAATCATCTTGTACGTCTTGTAATGGCATAGCCTGCCTGAGCTCGTTGATATTATCGTATACAATGTGCTCCTTACCCTTTATAGTTCTTTGCTTCACTTACGGTGAATAATATATTCTGGGTCTTTATCACTTAGTCTTATCTCCACCCATCCTTTTGTTTGTGGTTCAAACATAGCATAGCGTGCATATTCAGCATATCCTATAAATGAGCCCCCACGAACAAACCATTGTCGCTT